GAAGGTCAGCGCGGCGGCATCATCACCCAATCTACCGCAGATTATTATGCCAAGTTCGTCGGCCTGGGCCTTGAAAACTCGGTTACCTTTGAGGCCGATTATGCCTCTCAGAATTTCGAGGATGTGAAGGCCTTGGCCGCCATCCAACTCCTTCAATCCCTGATGATTCAGGAAGAGTTCTGCGACCTGGGCGGCAACGGGACCACGGCGATCACCACGGCAGCACCGGCAGCGGCCACCACGGCAGACGTGACCACGGGCGGTTCTTTGCCCCGGTCCACCACCTATTATATCGGCTATGTCCCCTTGACCTTGCAGGGCTATCAGCAGCTTGCAGGCCACAACAATGGCAGTGTTGGCTTTGCCGCCGACCTCACCGTTGGTCTGGTTCAGTCTGTAGTTCGGACCAACACGGACGGGACAACCGACACGATCAACGGCGGGACCGGCAGGCCGGCAACCATCACCACGCAGGCGACTTCTGGCGCTGGCAGTGACGTGCATTCCATTACAGCTACTTGCCCGGCAGTGGCCGGGGCGGTTGGTTACGCCTGGTATCTCGGCATTACCGGGGCGTCAACTTGCTACCTGCATAGTGTCACCACGATCAACAGCCAGCTTTTCACCGACACGGCCAGCGCAGCCAATCAGGCATATAGCGCCCTGACTGACGCCGACAAGAGCGCCAACGCTTTGATCTATGACGGCATGATTCCTCAGATCGTCAAAAGCGGAAGCGGTGCCTATGTCCGCACCCTGGCAACCGGGACCGCCGGAACCGGAACGAAGTTGACCACGGACGGCGCCGGCGGCATCGCCGAGCTGAACACGGCCTTTGCTTCTTTTTGGGATAACTACCGCCTCAGCCCGGATGAAATGTATGTCGGCAGCCAGGTCTTGATAGACATGAACGCCCTGATCATCAAGAACGGCGGCGCTCCTCTAATCCGGTACAATATGGATTCGAGCGGCGGCAGTCTTGACGCTGGCGTTGTGGTTGCTACGGTCCTTAACAAGATCACCAACACCAGAGTAAAGGTCTTGATTCATCCCAACATGCCCCCTGGCATGTTGATGTTCTGGAGCAACAGCGTACCGTACCCGCTGAATGATGTGGGCAGTATCGTCCTGAAGCATTTACGCCGGGATTACTACCAGATCGAATGGCCTCTTCGGTCCCGGAAGTACGAGTACGGGGTTTATATGGACGGCGTTTTGAAAAACTATTTCCCGCCTGCTTTTGGTGTCATCAAAAACATCGGGGCCGGTTACGCATGACAGTGACGGGGGCGCTAACACACGGCCCCCAGTCTACAAATTAGTACCATTGGCAAAAGGCTAAAAAATGACCGTACACGCAAAAGATTTGACGACTGTGGCAAACGTCCTTGGATATCTCAAAGACGTTCCCAACCCGTCAGCCGAAGCACTGACGCTGATCCAGCGGGTTATCACATCGTCATCCTTTTTTATCCAAAATCACCTTAACCGTGTTTTCGCTCCTACATCCTATACGGAGTATCGGAACGGCACGGGAGGTGTGACAATGGTTTGCGGTGACTACCCGGTAACGGCGGTCGGCTCGGTTATCGTCAGCAGCCAGGCAATCGCGGCGTCAACCCCGGAAAGCCAAGCTCCGGGGTATGTATTCGATGATATTTCAATCACCTTGCTCGGCGGCATGCGGTTCTGGAAAGGCGTGAAGAACGTTTGCCTGACCTATACTGCCGGATTCGACGCCGTGCCTTACGATGTTGAGCAGGTTTGCATCGATCTTGTTTGCCGGAAATGGAAAGAGAGGGACCGGATCGGCATGAACAGCAAAACGCTCGGCCAGGGCGAAACTATCACCTTCGCAAAGACCGACCTGACCGACGAGTTTAAAAGTTTGCTCAGACAGTATCAAAAAGTGGTGCCGGTATGAGCGACAGCGTTTACGGGCATGTTATCGGAGCCGAAAAATTAACGATCCTGATGAATGGTCTCGGGGAACGGTTCCGGGAAGAAATTAGGACCAGCACAAAGACCATCGGCGAGACTTTAGCCGCCTACATCCAGAAGAAAAAGTTGTCCGGCCAGGTGTTGAAAAACAGGTCCGGCAATTTGCGGACATCGGTCCATTTTGGCGATATCACGGAGACGCCGAACGGGATCACCGGGACCGTGGGGACAATAAGGGAGTATGCCGCCGCGCACGAATACGGTGGCCCGTACCAAGTCAAAGAACACCTGAGAATGCAGACAATGGCCTGGGGCAGACCGATGACGCCAAAGCAGGTCACCGTCAAGGAATTCACGATGAATATGCCACAGCGTTCATTTTTGCGGTCTGCGCTCAGGGAGACAAAAAACCTCATCGCCGCCGAATATGAACGGGCGGCGAAAAGGGCGATAGCGGGGATGCTGAAATGAGCCTTGACCGGGAACTGATTTTCAGCACACTTTTCACGGCAGTCTCCGGGGCGAACGGGATCTTGACCGCAAGCCGAAAATTCCGGGGGTTTGATGATATCCAGCCGGAATTTTGCCCGGCGCTGTTTATGGTCGAAAGCCCGGAAGAGGGCGTTGAGCAGAGAAAAGGATTGCCGCCAAAATACACGCTCTCGGCTGAAATTTTCCTCAGAATCCACACCGGAGACGAGGAAGAAAGCCCGGCGACCGCGCTTAACGAATTGATCACGGCGGTTGAGGATACTTTAGCGCCGGATATCAGCACCAACGTCAATAACCTGGGCCTTGATAACGTGTCCCATTGCTGGATTGTCGGGCCGATACTTAAATTCCCCGCCTATGTCGGCAATAAGGGCGCGGCGATCATCACAGTCAATATTTTAGCCACATAGGAGGTTTTTTCTATGGCGAAAGAAAAAGTAGTACCAGAAGAAGCGCCACAGGCCGTGGCGCCGGAGGCCGGGAAGATCGTTGATGCCTGGTTTGTCGAATGGTTCCATAACTATCCTGATTTCTCCTCAAACGCCTTACTCTGGGGCCGGTTGCAGGCAGCAAAACAGGATTTAATCAAGATTTTACAGGAGGGCAAATAAAATGCCAGTCTATCAATTCGGGGCGGGAGTGCTGACGGCAATTCCTACCGTCACCCTCGCAGGTGTCGCCGTCACGGTGCCAACTCCTCAGCAGTTCGGGGCGTTGCAGGATGTCACGGTTGACTGTTCCGTCAACCTCAAGGAGCTTTTCGGGCAGTATCGTTACCCTTTGGCCATCGGCATGGGGACGGGAAAAGTCACGCTTAAGGCAAAAAGTGCCAGGATTTCGGCAGCTCAGTTTAATTTCTTGTTTGGCGAAACCAACGCGACCGGCGAGACAAAGGTGGCATTCGAGGAGGCCGGGACTATCCCGACTACTCCGTTTGCCGTCACCGTAGCGAATTCGGCCACATGGGTTCTTGATCTTGGAGTTACGGCCTCGCTTACCGGCTTACCGCTGACTCGGGTGGCTTCAGCACCGGCAACAGGCCAGTATTCAGTCGCCGCCGGGGTTTATACCTTTGCCGCCGCCGACACTGGGCTTGCAATGAAAATTTCCTACACCTACACCAGCGCCGCCGCGCCCGGCCACACGGTGACCATGAATAACCAGTTGATCGGCCTTCAGCCCTTCTATAAGGTCGTTCTCGGCCAGCAGTTCAAGGGCAAGCATTTCGTGATCACGTTCAATAACGTTTCGTGCGGCAAGCTGTCGTTCGGGACGAAACTGGAAGATTTCACCATTCCAGAATTCGACATGTCGTGTTCTTGCGACGATTCCAACGTGCTCGGAACAATCTCAGCTTCCGAGTAATCCACCAACCGGCCCGGCCCTGGTTTAAAATCCGGGCGCCGGGCCTTAGAGGCTCAAGGAAACCCAAAATGAAACGAATCATCATCCGCACCGCAGACAAGAACTATCTCGCAAAGCCCCTCACGCTCGGCCAGCTTGAACAGCATGAGGACGCCATCAATGCAATCGGCGCAGACAGCCAGGCGCTACATGAGCAGATCACCACGGGCAGCGGCAACGCTAACCTGATCCCGGTGGCGCTCTTGCGCAAGCAGGCCAACATTATCCAGATCGGCCTTGCCAATCACGACCGCAACATTGACCCAACCACGGCGGCAGGTTTCAGCGTGGCCGAAATCACGGCAGCATTCCGGGAGATCCTGAACGGCTCGGGCCTGGTCGAGGTGGACGCAGAGGGAAACGCAGTGCCGGGGGCGTGAACTGGGGCGAACTCTTCGTCTACCTGGTCACGGCGACAGGGTGGACCTTCGAAGAGGTCGAAGCCTTGACCCTCCCCCGGCTGGCAGAACTGAACAAATTATGGGACAAAGTACCCCCTGATTTTGTGTCCCTGAACGAAATCAGATTGATGCTCAGGTCATATTTCGGCGTCAAAGAAAGCTCCGGTGAATCAACCGGAGAACCGAATAACAGCGACAACGGCGATTTGATCGGCGATCTACTTGCGGCCGGTTTTGTGATGACATAGGCGGCGATAATGGCAGACGATAAAGTTAAAGTCGAATTCGGTGCGACAACAGACCAACTTCAATCCGGGATGAAGCAGGCGGCAAGCTCTGTTTCGTCCGGGACAAAGCAGATCGTTGACGCTATCAATACCATGTCGTCGCAAACGGCGTCAAGCCTGATGTCCATCCAGAAAACGATGGTCGATAAGCTTCACGTTTCCGGGATGAAACCGGCAGCGGCTGGAGTAGAAACAGAGTCAAAAAAAGTCACTTCTTCAGTCGCTAAAATGGCAACTGAATCAACGGGCGCAATCAACAGCCTTCATCTCGCAACAACATCCATATTTTCATCAATCGGCAACGCCTACACCGGCCTTGCCGCCATTTTCCTTGGCTATGGCCTGGGCGCTGTCGCAAAAGGTTTTCTTGACGTTTCGTCCAGCATGGAACGGACAGACCTCATGCTCCGTGGCGTGGAAGGTTCGGCGGCCAAGGCCAAAGAAAAGCTCGAATGGTTGCTGAATTTCTCCACGAAAGCCCCTTTTACCATTGACGCGCTCAAAGATTCCTACGTAAAGCTCAAGGTGGCCGGTCTTGACCCCACAACCGGGTCGATGAAGGCCCTTGCGGATGGCGTGGCGTTCTTCGGCGGGACTTCGCAGAACCTGACCGGCGCGGCGGTTGCTATCCAGCAGATGGCAAGCAAGGGCGTTATCTCAATGGAGGAATTAAGGCAACAGTTAGGGGAGCATATCCCCGGCGCGACGAAGATCATGGCCCGTGAAATGGGCATGAGTATGAAGGATTTCATCAAGACCGTTTCGACCGGGGGCCTTGACGCAAAGGTTGGCCTGGCCGCACTGTTCAGGGGTATGGAAAAGGATTTTGGCGGCTCGGCAGAGCGGATGATGACCGGCTGGACGGGGTTGACGGCACAACTCGGATTGCAGTGGACATTATTCCGTAAAGACGTAATGGATCAAGATATTTTTATCGGCTTGAAGGCTGGCATTAAGACCGTCACTGACTTAATGAAAGACTGGCGCAAGCAGGGCGACATGGCCGGGTGGGCGAAAGACTTGGCTGGAACGGTTGTAGCCGCCTTCGGTTTTATCGCAAAGGCGGCATATTACACCGGCCTTGCCTTCGGCGGGTGGACGATTATCTGGGAGGGAGTAAAGGCCACTTTTGATTTACTCATTGCCGGAATCGGAGAGGGCATAGCCAAACTGACGAACGGCTTGGCCTGGCTGTTCGATTCGGTCGGCAGTATGTATGAATTTCTTGGTCGATCAGGCGAGGCTTTCAATGCCAGGGCTATTTCTGCCGACTTGCGAAGTTTTTCAAGCGACATGAGCAACGCAGCGGCGCTGATGGCTGACGAGCGGGTGGCCGAGGGCGCGGCGAATATCGAAGCAGCGGCGAATCGTGTTTCAGGCCTCACGAAAGGGGTTGAAGATCTGACAAGAGCCTGGGAGGCCAACAAGGCCGCAATGAAGAAGGCCGGGCCGGACTCAGCGGCCAAGGCCGGAGAGGACAAGGAAGGGTCATCGATAGCAGACAAGCCGAAGGGCGAGAAAATGACCTTGCTCGAAGGCTGGACGGCAGAACTTGAAAAAACCAAGATTGCCCAAAATGATTTTTTCAAGGACTCGCGGGAAACGGACCTTGCCTTCTGGCGCGACCGGTTGGCATTGACCGAGGAAAAGTCAAAGGACCGTATTGGCGTCCTCAGCAAAATCTACCAGATTGAAAAGTCGCTGGCAGTCGAAGCGGTCCAGGCCGAATTGACCAGGCTTAAGGGCATCGAGGACGATACCCGCCGGAGCTGGAAGGAGCGGGAAGAGGCGGCGCGGTCTGCAATCTTCGCTATCATGGCGACCTACGGCAAGGACTCGAAAGAATACGCCGCCGCCCTGAACACTCAGGCCAGGCTTGCCCGTGCGCATGAGGCAGAGTTGAAGCAGCTTGCACTTGACCGGCTGGCGTTTCAACGGCAAATGCGCGATATCTCGCTTGAAATTGAGGCCGACCGGATCAATTATCTTTCTGAAATGGACATGATCAAACCTGCCCAGAAGATCGAAATGACCAAAAGCCTTGAAATCAAAAAGGCAAAGGGCGCGACCGAAGCGGAAGAGCAGGTGAAAAATGATCCAGGGTCGAGCGCCAAAGAAGTCCAGCAGGCCGGGCAGAACATTTTGAAGATCAAGGCCAATCTCAACCGGCAAATGATCAAGCTGGACCAGGACGCAGCAAAAGAATCGATCCAGAAATGGAACACCGTCTGGAACTCGATCACGGCAGGATTCGGAAATGCCGTCAAAGGCATGATCAAGGGAACCATGACCTTGAAACAGGGCATCATTTCGATTGCCGATTCGATTCTTGAATCTTTTGTCGATATGGGCCTGAAAATGGCGATGGATTGGGCCAAGGAACATATTTTCATGGCCGCGATCACGGCAGCTTTCCCTGGCGTCCAGGCGGCGGCATCAACGGCAGTCACCGGCATCAAGGGGGCTGAAGCTACGGCGGTTGTTTCGGCCAACGCAGCAGAGGCGGCATCCGGAGCGGCGGCGGCTGTTGCTCCGACTCCGTTCATCGGCCCAGGTTTGGCGATTGCAGCTTTTGCCGCGACGATGGCGCTTGTCCTGGGCGCAATGAGCATGATTTCTGCCGAGGGCGGCGCGGACATCCCCGGTGGCGTTAATCCTATGGCGCAGTTGCACCAAAAAGAAATGGTTCTTCCGGCCCCACTTGCCGAGCGGGTGCGGAACATGACCGCGCCCCCTCCGGTGTTCGCCGTCCCCTCAAGCATCGGCCAGATGGCGACAGCGGCCACCGGCCAGGCGCAGGCGATCAAAGAGACGGTGCAACCGGCGGCGGCAACACCGCAGCAACCTCAGCCGATGGCCGCAGGAAGCGCCGGAACGCTAAAAATTAAGGGCGTGAGCATGAAGGATTATGTTAAGGTGAGCGACCTTGCCAAAGAACTGAAGAAATTAAACCGGAATTTCGCCCTTTCCCCGAGGTTCGCGTAGAATGGGAACCGTTACAACCGTCACCTTTAACAATTACAATTTATTCCCAACTCTCGCCGGAATCGGGTTTCCGGTGCGCCGATCCCCGGAGTGGAAAACGCTCAGGCAGGAATCGGTCAGCGGCAAGCAATATCCGGTTGGGCTGATGGCCTACCCGCTTTGGAATTGGGAGCTACCCTTTGACCTGCTACGATCCACGGCGGCCAAGGTAGAGCTCCAGACACTTCAAGGATTCATCAACCAGCAGAACGGCGGGGCCATCCCCTTTGCCTACAACGACAGCCATGACAACACCGTGACGGCACAGGCCAACGGTGTCGGGACGGCCGGAGGCCAGACGGTTTTCCAACTTGTCAGGACGTGGGGCGGGTTTACGGAGCCAGTTGTTGCCGTCCATGGGGCCTTTACCGTCTACCTGGACACCGTGGCGCAGGAAACGACCGCCTATACCATCACTGACGGCGGCGTCCTCACGTTCGGAACCGCGCCGGGCGCCGGGGTGGCGATCACCTGGACCGGTTTTTATTATTGGCTTGTCACGTTTCCAGAGGATCTTCAGGAATTTGAGGAATTCATGTACCATCTTTGGTCCGCAAAAAACATCCGCTTGAGGTCGTATCGATGAAAACCGCAACGACTGAAGTCAAAAATCTTCTTGCAGCCGGTGGGGCCGGATTTTTTGCCGAGATTTTTACGATCACCCTGCTTGATGCCACTGTCAAGCGCTACACATCTCTCGATGTTGACGTGGCGTATGGTGGCAACACGTTTTCCGCAACCGGCTTAAAAGTTGATCGAAGCAAAATTAGGCAGGTGCGCGGGCTGGAGGTTGACGGGGTGACGTTGACAGTTGCGCCGGGTAGCGATACGTTCGGCGGATTATCTTTCCTGGCTGCGGTAAGGTCCGGCGCGTTCCTGGGTGCCTGGGTGTTATGCCAGAGGGTTTTCTTCACATCGTTCACGGCGGCAGCAATGGCCGCTCCTGTTGGCATCATCACGCTGTTTAACGGCAGATGGAGCGACACGCCGACCCTTGGCCGGGGCGGTTGCCAGGCAAACATCAAAAGCATCCTCGAGCTTTTTAATATCCCTTGGCCCAAACACACATATCAGGCTGGGTGCGCATGGCAGCTATACAGCGCGGGGTGTGGACTGGCAAAGGCGACTTTTTATTCGGCAGAAATGACCGTTGCAGCCACAGGGAGCACCACGACAAGCGTAAAGTCGGCGGACCTTCACGGCGTGGCGGCATCATATAAGGGCGGCGTGTTGTTCTTTACGTCCGGGGCTCTGGACGGGGTTCAGCGCACCGTCCAGAGCGGCAGCGATGTAGACGGGACGTATGGGCAAATAACCGTAACACCGCCGCTTACCGCAGCACCTGCGGCAGGCGTGACGTTCAAGGTTTACCCTGGCTGCGACAAAACGTTGACCACATGCACCAATGTTTTCAGCAATCAAGCAAATTTCAGGGGCTTTCCTTTCGTCCCCGTGCCGGAGACAACGATATGATCGACTTACGGCAGGCCATTGTTGATGAGGCCGTTACATGGTTGCGCACACCTTGGCATCACCAAGGCCGGGTAAAGGGCGCCGGGATCGATTGCGGGATGTTTCTGCTTGAGGTGTTTGAGGCTGTAGGCCTGATCCCTCATATTGTGCCGCCCCACTACGGGGTTGATTTTATGATGCACAGGCAAATTGAGTGGTTTCTGGAGACGGTAGCGGTATACGCTGACGAAATCGAAGAGGTTGATATTTTGCCTGGGGACGTGCTGCTTTACAAGCACGGGCGCATCTTCTCGCACGGTGCCATCGTTGAGGTCTGGCCGCGGATTGTCCATGCTTCCGTGCCCGATAGAGGGGTTTGTTATGGCGACGCCAGCAAGGAGCCGCTGAAAAGCAAAGAGAAAAAAATATTCAGGCACAGGGCGCTGGCATGAGTTTTTTCGCTGGAACAAAAAAGAGCACACAGGCCGAAGTGTTGCCGAAATACACGGGCATGAGCGTCGAAACATCATGCTACGGCATTGTGATCCCGGTTGTTTTCGGGACGGCTCGAATTTCTGGGAACCTAATGTGGTATGGTGACTTCAGATCGATCAAACACGAGGAAGTAGTCGCCAGCGGGGGCGGGGGCAAGGGTGGGGGTGGTACCAGTAGCATAAATACATCGTACACCTACGCAGTTTCATTCGCTCAGTCAATTTGTGAGGGGCCGGTGGTTGGCGTAGGAAAGTCATGGGTCGCAAAAGATAGCATTGCCGCCGGCCCTCCGGCGGGGATAACCCAATTCCTTGCC